TCTGCTGCAATCTTCTGTGCTCGTGCTTGAGACTCAGCAGCCTGTCCATTAAGCGCATTAGTTTGCGACTGTTGGAACTCCATCTGTACTTGCTGTGCAGCTTGTGCTGCTTGCTGTTGCTCAGGAGAAGGTTGAGCAGCTTGTTCAAGTCTAGCAATGAGTTCTTCTCTGTTACTAAGATTCATATTATCAATGATAGATTGAATCAAAGTAGGATACAGAGGTGAGTCTTGACCCATAGTCTGTAGCAACTGTACCAGTTGTGTAACTTCGTATTCTCTGGCAATAATGCCAAGAGAAGAAGAGACTTCAAACTGATAGTCCGCAACAGGGTAAATCTCTGGCTCGAACTGCATATATCTGTACGCAGCTTTGGAGACAAAGGGGATTAAGAATGACTCTTGGAAGTTAATCAACGTCCTCTTGTGGCGTTTAATGATTGCACCAAGAGACATAGATATACCTGCCGCTGTTGCCTCACCATTGATAGATCCAGGAATTCCCGCAGAATCTATAGCACCAGTAGCAGTCTGAACCATCTTCTGTAGCTCACCTGCTTGTGCGAATGTAATCTGATTGACCTGACCGAAGTTAAACGGCTGTAGAACCTCAGAAGGATTACCATTTGTAAGAATGATCTTACCTGCTTTAATCTCAGGTCGTGCTCCGCGAGGAAGTCTAGTTGCGTCCATAGCCATCATAGGATGGACGGTCAAAGCTAGTGCATCAATTCTAGCACGGAGTTCTGCGTCCAAGGCTTTCTGTGAGTTGTAACCCTTCTCACATACGCCTCTTCCCCAAAATCGGTTAGGCACTACGTCCCACGGGAATGCAATAACTGGGCGATCCTGCATCATGTACGGGTTCTTCTCGGCTTTCAGCAGAGTACCACCGTTCGCTATTACCACGATTGCCTCAACGTAGTAGGTCTTATCCTCGTCACTTGGTACTAGCTCTTCAACCTCTTCATACAGGTCGTCATTCTCAAGTAAGTGGCGGGGGACTAGACCATAATACTTGGTAAGACGAACCTTATCTGTAGGTTGCGTGGTAAGTTCGTGGTCTGCATCTAGGTCTATGTCAGGGTACGCATAGTTAAATGGTACGTCCTTATACACGCCTTTCTCTTGCAAGAGTTCTACTTGATGAACTGGGACAAACTCATCAATGGCTACACCGATAGATTCGTCTACACTGGTAGCAACTGGATCAATCAAGAAGTTCTGTGGTTGGATACTGCGTAGCTTACACACAGTCCTATCAAACATCTCAACGCCTACTTCTTGTAGTTGACCGTCCATAGTAGGACGCGAAGCAGGACGCATATCTTTTCTTTCTTCGAGAACTAACTCGGCAATACCTGTTCCGTATACAGCAGCGTTAATCAAACACTCGCCTACTGCTTTGCGGACTTTGTTCTTTTTGAAATCTTTTGTTAACTGATCGCGAAGGTACGCTACGTCCTGGGGTTGTTGGTCGTCATCCTTAATATCAAAGAACTTGCCACGCCCAAAGGTTGCTTCCTCAATCTCTGCAACCGAAGATTCTACGGCTTGCTGTAGGGCAGGTGAGATAATCTGTGACCGCTCAGAATCTCTGTTACGGTCTTCCGAAGAGAATATCCCGCGCCAGAGACGGTAGTATTCGTCAAACTTATTTTCGTAGTTTGACTCGTAATGGTCGCGCCACTCGCGGCACTTCTCCATTACCCAAGACTCAAGCGTCTCTTCTATGCCGAATTTATCTTCGTTGCTTTCTAGCATATTAATATCCCGAAACAGAATCTATGACTTCGTATTCATCAATCTCAAAGTCATAAGCGTAGGACACAGTAGCCAACTGATCTATGTAGGCTAGTGCGTCCACCATGTCATCGTGTGTAAGAGCATCAGGGAATTGAAATATCTCGTCCATGAATTGTACGTTCCACTCTCCTTTGTTGAGAGTACAAACGCCATTCTCGAACCTACCCTGTAATGCCCACATCACACGGTCTGTCTTCTTCTTGTTACCGTGAGTTAATTCTTCTACACGGAAGAAACGCTGATATTTCCTCATGAGATCGGTCAGCGGGGACATGACGGCTTGTCTAGCAATACCCTTCTCTATCCCTACTGATACTGGTTCGTAATCCCTAACAACCTGAAATATCTTCTGGGCAGTCTCATTCAACT